GGACATTTCTTGGTCGATATTTGAACACTCTTCTTTAACAGGGCAATTTGCACAGGAATTAGGCATTACCTATTCTCCCTTATCACATACCAATTACCACTTGCCCGCACTTTTGTTCCATCAGGCAAATAGCCATGAACAACGCCGGAATAAGTCCCATAGCCCACCTTTGTCATATTCTTGAAGACCGTGCCATCATGGGTAACTAGCGTATATTTTTCTGTTGTGTTATCTCCCTTTGAGCAAGACACAACTAAAAGCGCACACAAGCAAATCAATAAAAATAAAACCTTCTTCATTTCTTCTCCTTATGCTTCTCACAGTATTTGACCCATTTGTTAAAAGCCTGTCTTGCCGTGTCACAGTACATAACTGACGGCCATGTCTTTTTGTCTGAAAACATATCATCTATCCCATGAATCCCGTCTTTAAGACGGAAAGCCGGACATCCTGCCGAATAGCCATAGTCCGCACCATCAAAGACATCATGCGACAGATAGGCTTTCTTGCCACATATCGGACAAGGTGGAAGCTTCTCCCTCAATGCCTTCATAGTTTCTGATTTGTTATCTTTATCACTCGCAGTCAGGCATAGGATTACTTTCTGCATTGCCGTTCTCCTTCTCACTTGGTTCTAAACTCACCTGAAACTTATCACCTGCTATATACTTGCAGAGCCTTATCAGCATCAGCATGGTGTCCATGTTCCCTCTTTCATGACACTTTTTTATCTGTTCTATTGCGTCATGGATTAATGCTTTTTCAAAGTCTTCCATTCTTCTCTCCTTCTCAAGTTCTTCTTCTCTTCTCTGTAAGGCTTTCCCACAGGCGTAGATGTACTCAAAGCTGCCGTAGGTCGGAAGTGTGACCATCTCCATGTACTTGTCATAAAGACTGTCTATGTCCTTGCACTCCGACAGTTTCTTGTAAGCCTGTTCAATGAACTTCTCTGTTCTGTCGGTCATTCTGTTGCCTCCAAGATTGTCGGTATCATATCAAGCCTCTGATACAGTAGGTCTTCTCTGATGAAAGCCTGTGATTTGCGTACAGATCCGTTGCCCTGTCTGATGCTCTCTTCGTTTTCTTCCCTCTCAAAGCGGTCAATGTCAACGCATCTGCCGTGCTTTGACGGAAGGCTAATGAAAGCTCCACCATTGGCAAAGTAATCAAAAGCCTTCACAAAAGCATCATCACTCCGGTCTTTCTCCAAAGCCTCAATCTGTTTCAGATAATCGTCTTCGGATATGTACCTCATTCTCTATCTCCGTTAAGAAGTGCCATATCTACATGAGGGTCATAAGTACCTATTATGTTCACACCTTTGTCATACACAGGCTCGACCATAGTGCTTAACTCTCCGCCAAGGCTTGCAACATTGACCTTGTTCTTGCAAACAGGACACTCAATCATGTTGCCGAATGGGTAACAGTCCGTAATGTCCTCTCTGTGGAACTTCAGCACCGACTTGCAATATGGGCAATCAATCGTGTAGGCAATGGCCTCGTTGACAATCTCAATACTCATTCTTCATCTCCTATTTCAAAAAGCGAATCACCTTCTCTGTCTCTGCCTTCTCCGTATAGCCACCAATCAAACACCTCATCCGCATCTTTCCAATTCCTTGTCGGCATATTGTCTATCATGCGACCAAAGGCTCTGATGTAGCATTTTTTGAATCCTGGCCACCGGGCGAACTCTCTCTCTCTCTCTCGTTGGGGCCATCGGACAACCAATACAGCCGAGCCTCAAGAAGCCTTCATCATAGAGTTTGCAATATGGTAGATTCTTGCCCTTGATGAAGTGCCATACATCCTCGTCAGACCAATCAATGATAGGGTTACAGACATAGACATTCTTCTGCATACAGAACTCTGACTGTCTTCTGTCTTCATTGTCATTCAGAAGAATATGGTCTGTTGAAACCCTGTCTTGTTTTCGACTTGCAATAATATCAAATGCACCTCTTGTAGAACGCTTTGCACTTTCTGCCCTTCTGACCCCCGTGAGAGAATAACCGCCTTTGACAGTTGAAACTTCTTTCAATGTTGAACAACAGTATCGAAACATCCTCGCAGGCGGCATTTTCTTCTCTGCAATCAGTTGCCACATGGTCTTTTTCGGATGGTGTATCTCAATGAACGGATAAGTCTTCTTCATCTCACGGACAAAGTACACAAGTTCAGGCGGATCAACGCAGGTGATGTTGTACTGAACATGGAACATCTGCTTCATTGGGATTCCCAATTCCTCGGCAGCCTGTTTGCAAACAAAGAACAGACAAGTACTATCCTTCCCACCAGAATAGGCCATGTGCATAGGTTTGCCATCGGGATTCATCATGTGATGCAACTCCCAAGCGGTCTTAACCCTTTCAACGGACACTTCGACATATTTCCAATCAAGTTCAGGGAACATTGAAAGTTGTTCGCTCATTTGCTCTCCTTCTTCACAGGCTCAATCGGAGTTGTGTCTTCGGGGATTGGAAGTTCATCGACTTCCTTCTCTGCATCCTCAAGAATGTCTTTTGCTACACAACCTTCTTCCAAAGGACAAGAATCGCACTCGACAGAACAATCTTCTTCTGCTTCTTCCTCAAGAAGACCCGATGTTTCCTTGATGACCTCATTGGCTTCTTCAATGACCTTTGATGCTTCTTCCAGAGCCTTTGCAGAGTCCTCAAGTGCCTTTGTTGCTTCTTCTACAACCTCGGTAGCCTTTGCGATTTCCTCGCTTGCATCAACAACAGGCTCTTCGACTTCTTCAATCTTCTCTACCTTGATGATGTAGTAAAGAACACCTCTCTCTGCTCCCCATTCCGGATAGCCTTCTCCGTAAGCAAGGCTGCACAGGGCAACGATGCTCTTTGCACTCTCACCTTCTCCTGTTGTGATAGTCACTTTCTGTGTGTTCTTCCACAGAGCATTTTCCCTTCCGAAGTAAGAAGTCAGTTCTTCTTCGTTGTGAGGAATTGCCTCTTTGTAGATTTCCTTCTGCTCTCCAGAAACAACCTTCTTGAAAACGCCTTTGTCAACATTGATATTCAACATTTTCTTTCTCCTTCAGACACGCATAGTGCCTTTTGCTTTTTATACTTGCGAGATATCTAGGACATCTCATACGAAGTTCACATACATTGCACCTTGCCCTTTCTGCCTCATACTCTTCGTAGTGCTTGATTTCGTACTCATGTTCAGTCCACCACCAATTCGCACAGCTCAAACTGCAAAAATCAAGGTTCATATACTTTCTCGGCAATCCTGGAATAAAGACTCTGTTCTCATCCATCTCTTGCCGACAGTTCGCACATCGTTTAGCCATTGGCAAACACCCTCTTGTGGAAGTGCAACACACGTTCTTCGGTCTGCCATGTCTTTGCACAATGGTTGCAACCTCTTGTGCGATAGATACTTCCGTTCTTTCCATTTGATACCGACATAACTACGGTGTCTATGCTTGAACATCTCGGACATTTCATAACTCTGCGACCCTCCTTTAATCCTTTATTCCCATTGCCTTTCTTGCGTTGTATGCAAAAAGGACATCTTCGTAATTGATGCTTCCGTCTGCATTGCGAGGCAGACCTTCCAACACGGCAATCGGTATCGGAGTCTTGGTCTTTGTCTTCTCAACCTTCATGCCCTTGTATTTCTCCCGAAAGAGAGTGCAGTTTGTGCAACTTTCATTCATTTGAATCTCCTTAAAACAGCGTTAATTGCTCCTGTTTGTAGATGAACTTTGGACTAAACGGACTACTTTCCCTGTTGAATCTCTTTTTGTAGAACTCAATCACAGTCTTGCATCCTTCTTGCCTGTTGCTTGTGAACAGGGAATTGCATTGACAAAGAGCGCATCCCGATTCCTCAAGTTCTGTCTCGACCTCCGACAGCGAATATTCATCTCCATATTTCTTAATCAGCGATGTGTTGTTGAATGTGCTTGCCTTCTTTATAAGACTGTCTCCGCAACAACACTTATTGTTTCCAAGGTTGTGCATATCGTTATCTGCAATCGAATAACTGATACCCTTCTTCTCAAAGTATTCAATGAACGGTTCGTACATCTTCAGCCGCAGTTCCGGCTTCAAATTCAGAAGACCCATTTGTAAGAAATCGGACTTTTTAAGATTCAACTTGTCCATAACTTCTTCCTTATGCTCCCTGTTTTGCGGCACAAGTTTGAGTCCTTCCAGAGTGAAATGTATCTCTCTCTCTCGAACTCGCGCACAATATCAAGCGTTGTGACCCCAGGAATGAAAGGCTGAATACGGATGCCGACCTTAAAGCCTTCTTTCAGAAGAGACTCAAAAAACCTCTTTCTTGAATCAATGTCTGGGACATTCGGTTCAAGGGTCTTGTCTGCGCCTGTGATGGACAGCTGAAAAGAATGAAGGTCAGGTCTAATGTTTGCGCCATAGACTGTATCGCTCTTTGTGCTGAACAAGATTGTCCTGCTATACTTGTTGCAAATATCAACGCTCTGCTTTGTAGCACCTATCTTTTCCTCGCAGGGCTGAAACGGATCACTCATGCCACCACAATGAAAGGTCAGGTCTTGAGCCATTAAGACTTCAAGAAAGTTGTCAGATTTAACAGACTTCTTTGTGAACACCTTGTCTAATTTCTTCTCAAGCCATCTGGTGTCCGCAATCTGCAAGTGCTTGTCAAACTCCATAATCTTGTGGCAATTTGCAAAACAATACTTGCATCCGAATGAACAGTTTTTGTAAGTGTCCATCCTGATTGGAAGACCGCAGATAGCGAACTTGCTTGAAACATTAAGCGGTATAAAGGTCTTCATCTTTCCCATCCAAACAGACTCGGCTGCATCGCCATCCTGTTTCTCTTATCGCTAAAGGACTTGCGGATATTGTCGGCATTGGTAAGTGCCTGAAGATTGCAAATCCTGTTATCGTTCTTATCGTTGTTGATGTGGTCTATCATCATGTCTTCCGGTATGAATCCGTGTTGTGCGATATAGACCACCCTGTTGAATCTGAAATGGCATCTCTGTCCGTTGATGTAGAAAGAAAACCGCTTGTAGCCTTTCTTGTTGCTCTCGCCCTTGATTTCACGCCTTGAGCCTTTGAGAAGACTGAAGACTTTGCCGTTTTCAGCATCCACTTCCAGAAGACCCTCATTCAAAGCCTTGCGAATCATGTCATCTAATACCTGCATATCAACTCCTTTCCCTTGCAACGGATTGAAAGGACTAATTCTTGAACAGGACATTGCTGAAAAACAAATCGCCCTGAACCTCTGCTTTTCTATTCATGTGCCTATCTAATTCAGGCATCAAACTCTCCGGATTCTCTGTGTCATACCGCCTTGTCTCTCCCTTTGGATAAGGCATAATCGGGTATTTGATTTTTGCCTTCATACTCTCTCTCTCTCTCTCGGTAGCGGCACAGACAAAGATGTATCTATGCTTACGGCTTCTCGGCTGTCTCTGGGTGTTGTCCAACCCTCTTCTGAAAGCTGTCCTTGGATGAACGCCATTGGATTTTGTGTCAGTTCTGCTTGCAGACAGTCCTGTGTAAATGAAGTTGCAAGCTTGATAGATATAACCGACATGACCCCATGCTTCTGCATCTGCATAAGACACTACATATCTATGTCTCGGCAATTTCCTCAAACTGCGACCAACAAGGAATGAAGCATTGTTAGGCGTGTTGTCACATATAACAAGGCGATTCAGCTCAAGGATGTTGTAAAACTCATCCTCTCCGGCAAGACCTCTACAAAGAGTCGGTGATGCAGGGATTCCATAAGTCACAACTCCGCAAAGATTGTTGTCAATGAAGAGACCATAACAGTACATAAGTTGTGGCACGGATCTCGCATAATGGACTTTCATCAGAAAGGGAATTACCTCATCATGTGAAATCTCTCTGACTTCT